TGTAGATATAGATGAAGATACTCTTGAAGTAGACGCAGTAACTTTACACGATCATGAAAAATTCAGTATTGCATGTATGACTGAACTTGGAAGACCATTAATTCCAGTTGCTAAATTAGTATGGAGAAAACAATTAGCATCATTAATGAAGAATATGGCAACATTAAATGCTCCAGATGATTCTAAAATAGATATACAATTAAAAGAATTATTAACTGAATTTATTAGTCGTGATGGTAAATCATTAGAAGATGTTTTAAAAAGTAAACCTTATACAGAGAATGGTGTTAGCTATTTTAAATTTAAAGATTTTTGGAGATTTATTATTAGAAGTAAAAGTTGGCCAGATAAGACTTATTCAAAAAATAAAACTATTAGATTAGTAGAAAATTTATTTAATGGTAAAATTGCAACGAAAGATATTACATTAAAAGTCAAAGGAAAAGAAGAAAAGAAAAGTGTTAAACTTTGGACTGTAGAAAAAATTGAAGTGCAACAGTATACACCAAAAAGATTAGAAAAGAAAGCAGCACCTTTTGAATGAGAACTATAATAGCAGGTCCACCAGGTACAGGGAAAACACACACGTTAATTCATAAACATTTATATAATGAATTGATTGTAAATAAAACTGATCCTAAAAAAATTTGTTACATTACATTTAGTAATGCTGCAGCGGATGAAGCAAGAGACAGGATACAAAAAGAATATCCAACATTTGAATTTGATTGGATATCTACCATGCATTCTATGGGAACTAAAATGTTAAATATAGATACAACCTCTCAATTATTAAAAGATGAAAATTGGAATCCATTTAAAAATAAATATGGTCACACGGATATGCATTTTGAAACCATACAAAAAGAAAATGGTTATCATGAATATAAAAATCAATACATGAAAATTATAGAATACTCTCGTTGTACTAAAATGAATTTGCAAGATGCAGCCATCAAATTAGATTTAATAGATTTTATTAACGAACCTTTACTTGAACAATTGAATCAAGATATTTTAGATTATAAAAAAGATTACAACATGTTTGAATTCTCAGACATGATTTCCGATTTTGTTGAGAAAAAATTATGTCCATCCCTCGATGTAGTTTTTCTTGATGAAGCTCAAGATCTGAATCCTCTGCAATGGGACATGTTCTTTTATATTGAATCTCAATGTAAAAGATCTTTTATTGCAGGGGATGACGATCAGGCTATTTATTCTTTTCAAGGAGCAGACCCTAAAATATTTATTAATTTAGAAGGAACACCAGATCATCAAACAGTATCTAGAAGGGTTCCTAAACAAATACATAAACTTGCTTTATCTATTTTAGATAATATTGATGAGAGAAGAGATAAGATTTGGCAACCTAGAGATGCTGAAGGAAGTATTATAGAAGATTTAGAATTAGATGATATTGATTTTAGTAAAGGTCAATGGATGATTTTAACTAGAACCAATGATCAAATGAAAAATTTGGTGCCTATTTTACAAGAAAGTGGTTACAGATTTGACTGTAAATTCAATGACTTATTGCCTTTAGATATAATTAAAGCCATTAATGATTGGGACAGATTAAATAAGGGTGCAAGCATCTCCGGAGAAGAAGCACAAAACATTTATGAATATTTAAAATATGATGAAGGGGATGTGAAGTATGGATTTTCTAGTGGCAAGTCTCTAGTCAACATAGACTCTGTGGATATGGATGAATTAAGAATGGATCATGGTTTAATTACACATGGAGACTGGAGAGTATTACGATTTAAAAACTATCAACGCAATTATATCGAGGAGCTAGTGGCGAGCGGCGAGGATCTAAGTAAACCTGCAAGAATAAAACTATCTACGATACATGCAGTTAAAGGTGAAGAAGCAGAAAATGTAATTTTATTTACAGACTTGGAAAGAATTATTTATGAAGCAGCGCAAATAAATAAAGACACTGAACATAGATTATTTTTTGTTGGTGTTACAAGAGCAAAACAAAATTTATTCATAATGAATCAAGGTTATGAATATCAATACAACATAGGAGAAGAAATTATATGACACATAAAGATCTATTTAAAGATACCTTTCCACAAGATAGACAGATTGGAGGAAAACATTATAAATCTTTTTACATTCAACCTTATGAGTTTATTTCTAAGAATGACTTGTCTTTTTTTCAAGGAAATGTAATAAAGTATGTATGTCGTTATAAAAATAAAAATGGCATAGAAGACTTACAAAAAATTATACATTACTGTGAGTTAGAAATTAAAAAGTTGAAAGATACAAAATGATTAATTTTAATATGACTGCTATTTATGATCTAGGTTTACTTACTTGCATTTGTATTTTTTATTTTACACTAGGAGTATAAATGTTTACAGCACAAACGGAATGGAGTGTTCCAGAAAATTTTCCAGATTTATCAAAATATGATTATGTAGCAATTGACTTAGAGACAAGAGATCCTAATTTAAAATCAAGAGGATCAGGTGCAGTTATAGGTGAAGGAGAAATTATCGGTGTTGCTTTAGCTGTAGAAGGTTGGTCTGGTTATTATCCTATTGGACATAGAGAAGGTAATTTAGATAAAAGAATTGTATTAGATTATGTAAAAGATGTTTGTAAAGCAAACAACACAAAAATATTTCATAACGCAATGTATGACGTGTGTTGGTTAAGAGCTTATAATATTCCTATTAATGGTTTTATTGTTGATACTATGGTGATGTCATCTTTGATTGATGAAAATAGATTATCTTATGCATTAAATAGTATTGCTTTTGAATATTTAAGAGAAGTAAAAGATGAAAAAGGATTAAAAGAAGCAGCAGAAGCTGCTGGTGTAGATGCAAAATCTGAAATGTATAAACTTCCGGCTATGTATGTTGGAGCTTATGCAGAAAAAGATGCAGAACTTACATTAGAATTATTTAAAGTTTTATCTAGAGAAATACAAAAACAAAATTTATCTGAAATATTTGACCTGGAGACACAATTGTTTCCATGTTTAATTGATATGAAATTTAAAGGAGTGCGAGTAGATGTAGAAGCTGCACACAAGCTAAAATCATCAATGCTAAAAGAAGAAGAGGCACTACTATTAGAAGTAAAAAAGCAAACAGGAATTGAACCACAAATATGGGCAGCGAGGTCCATTGCGAAAGTTTTCGACAAGCTCGGTTTACATTACGAAAGAACTTTGAAATCACAGGCACCATCCTTTACTAAAAATTTTTTATCTGAACACCAACATCCTTTAATTCAAAAAATTGCTAAAGCAAGAGAAATCAATAAAGCACATACAACTTTTATAGATACCATTTTAAAACATGAACACCGAGGTAGAATTCATGCAGATATAAATCCTATTAGATCTGATCAAGGTGGTACAGTTACAGGTAGATTTAGTTATAGTAATCCTAACCTTCAACAAATTCCTGCACGTAATAAAGATTTAGGACCCAAGATTAGATCTTTATTTATACCAGAAGAAAATCATATCTGGGGATGTTTTGACTATTCACAACAAGAACCAAGACTTGTAGTACATTATGCAGCAACGACAGATCCAATTATGTATGATGATTCTGTTGCTTCTATTGTAGAAAAATTTAAAAATGATTCTGTAGACTTTCACCAGACTGTTGCAGACATGGCCGGTATATCTAGAAGTAATGCTAAAACCATTAATCTAGGATTATTCTATGGTATGGGTAAAGCAAAATTACAAGCTGAATTAGGTTTATCAACTAAAGCAGAAGCAGAAAATTTATTCAATCAGTATCATGAGAATGTACCTTTTGTTAGAGAACTAATGAATAGAACTTCACAGCATGCTCAACTATCAGGATCTATTGGAACCTTACTTGGACGTAGATGTAGATTTAATAAATGGGAACCTAATACCTTTGGTATGCATACACCTATGTCTTTAGAAGAAGCTGAAAGAACTTATGGAAGAGGAAGAATTAAAAGAGCTTTTACTTATAAGGCTTTAAATAAATTGATTCAAGGTAGTGCTGCTGACATGACAAAGAAAGCCATGTTAGATTTATACCAGGAAGGAATTATACCTCATATTCAAATTCATGATGAGTTAGATATTTCTGTGGAGTCAAAAGAACAGGCTAAAAAAATTATTGAGATTATGGAAAATGCTGTTACACTAGCCGTCCCTAACAAAGTAGATTATGAATCTGGTAATACATGGGGTGATATTAATGGTTAACAGGAGTTTTTATGGCATACTTAAATGCAAACATACCACCTATTTATTGCAAGGTTCGAAAGGAGTATTTATATGATCTTAAAGAACATCATGGAGAAGATGAAGAGTGTGTGGTCTTCGGTATCACAAGCATTAGCGGTCGTGCAATCTTATTTAATATCATGTTACCGAATGGTGCGTGCTTTTGGCGTTTGCCTATCTCAGCGTTTTTCCAAAAACATTTATCAAGAAGCGAAGTGCCTGATATGTCACCGGACTTCCTTCAGTTGTGGAACTGTTTTAGTTATTATCCTTCTGTTCATTGCTTTGATTTTTTAGCAGGTGTCTATGGCAAATTTCGTGGAAAAGATAAAAAATTTTATCCAGGGCAATATTTATTTACCATTGACTGGGCTCATCCAGAAACTAATATACTCAATACCGAACATTCTGAAATCCCTCAAGAACATAAGTGTGCGCATATATTGGCTCTTGATAACGGCAATTATGCAGCTCAGCCTAATAACCGTATTCTTTGGCACGTTAATAGTTATACTACTGATAGATCTTGGCCTGACTATAAAGTCCAAAATACTGTTTGGGAAGTCGAAGGACCAGATTGGATAACAGAAGATTCAGATAAAATGTTCTACGAGCTAGAAACAGATAGCACTTCTAAAAAATAAAATTTCTGTTATACTATTAGGTTCACCTAAACAAGGAGGACTTATGATTGATAGATTTACACATTTGTTTAAAACAAGAAGTAAACAAAATACATTATCATCTAAAGCAAAAACATTGTTTAATGCTAGAGCAGAAGTTGATATTAATGCAAATGGAACTTCAGGTTATGTTGTAAAACATGGACCTAACAAAGGTAAAATATTAGGACATAAGACTACTAAATCTAATAGTAATTGGTAGTTGATCCTATAAACATTCTTTAATAAAAGGACACTATGAAAATTAGTGACAACACAAATATTGGTCTTCCGTTAAGGAACTTAATTGGCCTGATTGGCGCCATCATTATTGGTGCATGGTTTGCATTTGGTGTGATTGAAAGACTCAATAAACTAGAAACTAAAAACCAGCTCTTTGAAAAAGATTTACTAGAGGCGAGCGTCCAGAAGCCTATAGACCAGGAACAATTCATGATCCTCGAATGGCAGGCAAAACAGATAGAGAAGATGCAAAAACAATTAGAAGACAATGTTCATACTGGTGTTATGTTAAAACAACATGAAAATGAAATTGAAAAACTAAAAAAAGATATTGAAAAATTAAAAGATGCAACAAGAGATATTAAATTTGCTAATGGAAA